GACCATTTGAACGTTTGTATAGAATCGCATCAGTTGATTTTTTCCAAGTATTTTTCAAGAAGATCCGAATTGGGATCAGCAATAGTAATAATTTTATCAGAACTAATCATAAACTCAGTTTGATTAGTATCATCTATCATCCAAGGAGAAAGATTATGCCCCTCCCAAATTTCGTGAGGGTTGATGAGTTTGCAGTCTGGTTCACCAATGTCGGCACCAATTTCTACAATCTCACTAATCAACCTCTCACTGTTCGTCAGTAGAATTACTTTGATCACTTTGTCCATTGATCATTTCCTCATAAAGTTCTTGAATTTCTTTTGCCGGACTTACGACTGTCACCAACCAATCATATCGCACAGGAATTTCTTCATCAGTAGTGAAAGGAATCCAAGGACTAAATGATACACTCATGTTATCATCATCCTCACCAGATTCATCTTCTGTAAGAAATCCATATGAAGGTGACATATTTACAGCAAAAGGTTGCTTGAAAAGATATCCACGAAGTTGATCTTCCTGTACAAGTTCCTTAATATCAGCAATAACTGACTCACCAGATTTCAATAGTGCAATCTTAATCGACATTTTTAGTTTACTTCTCGGACTATTATACCAATAAAAAAAGGGGAAGTCAACTGGATTTTGCCAGTCGATCCCCTGCGGCGACGATATTCAGTTTTATTTATGGAGTTGTTAGAAAGATTTCTGCTGTAGGGGGTCCATTAGGGAAATGCGCTCCCAAGGAGACCGTTGAAAAAAAGAGTCATTACGGTCCCAATTGTAAGAGTGGCGGCTGTGAAGTTCATAAGTCGTCCTCCTTAATACATAACTATCTATATTATATTGTATCACTACGATACATTTCTGTATAAATGGTAGCAGAAATCAATCAGGATTTATAGATAATCCTTCCTTTGATGGTGATCTGGGACAATTTTACCGAGTGTAATACTCAGTAACCCATCCTCAAATACAACTGATCTAACTTCCGTTTCATCTGAGAGTGTCCAAGATCTGGTGAAAGATCTCTGAGCCACTCCTCTATGGACGTATTCTGTTCCGGTCTCCTTGTCTTCTTTTTGTCCTTCGACAAAGAGTTTACCGTCTTGTGTGTAGACATAAACTTCTTTCTTTTTGAAACCTGCCAATGCTAATTCTAGTCTTGATTCTACGTTGCTAACCGTGACTAGATTATATGGAGGATAGTTTGTCGTCGTTTCATGCAGGTTAAACAGACGATCAAAGTATTCTTCCATACCAATGCTGTTTCTATTTATACGATCTAACAGCTGATTGAAATTGGCGGCGTTATACTTCATTAAGTCAGTCATTGTACTTCTCCTTTTAAAGCAAGATTTGATTGTGTGGACCCCGAAGGCATCCATAAGTATATAGTAACACAAAGCATAAAAAAGGGGGTGTGGACCCCCGTATCTTTTTATTCGGTTCTATTCCCTACCAAATTCGATTGCTGAGGACAAGTTATTGATTTTTTCAGCAACCTCCCAAATAGATCCCATAAGACAAGTGTTGTTAAAATCATCCACTTGTGCTTGAACAAGTGGGGCAATCAAATTTGGGTTCTTTTTAGCATATCCCTCACCAAACTGATGGTCAATCATGTTGATTGCTTTCCAGAGGTAAAGGTCTGCAGTGCTTGATGCTTGCTCCATAGCATCATGATAGGAGCAAGTAGGTCGTTGAGTGGTCATTGTGTTTATGTATGTATTGACTACTTGAGTATTTTAACAATAAAGAAGACTCCCGTCAAGGGGTCTGATGTCATTCGGTTTTTACAGACTATTGATAATCTGCCTTGGAATTTGAGCAAGAACTAGTCCAACCTTACACTTTTCCAGATACTTTTGAAAAATTTCTTCGTCGGCACTTACCCATTTACCTTTCTCTTTTTTATTTCCGTGAATAGAAGATGCATCAATTTTCTTCATACGAATATATTGATTTGTAAGTTTAATCAATCTACAAACAGGAACAACAGTGCTTTCTCCACGAAAATCTTTTGTCCCCTCCAACAAATCATCTGTTGGATGCATTAAAACACCTTTCTCAGGATCTTGAGAAAAAGTATGTTGAAAGAAGTCTCTTACAAATGTTTCATAATCTTTCCCCATTGCTTTTGCTGCTTGTTCTAACCTCTTTTTAAAATAAAAAAGATATTGAGTGACCGACTGGATTAACTTTCCATCAATATCTTTACAATCCATATAATCACGAATAAGTTGAAGAGCAAAAGAACAATCTTCTTTTGAAATATTCATCGCTCTACCAACTGCCCAAGGTGCCTTGCAAGTTTTTACAAATGTATTTTCGGGAAACAAGTGATCTTGTCCAATTACACCTATATTATGTGCAGTGATAAACTTTGTATACGCAACCGCATCTTCATCATCAGATGTATAACCAGATAGAAGTTTTTCGTGAGGTTTTTGATCAGTTGTGTTGTTTGCTTCAGTATGATGACGGTTTGATTCTAATTTGATCTGTTCTGCTGGTTCAAGTTTTTCATCAAGAAGAGTGATACGTGCAGCAATTTTAGCATTAATACCAAGACAAAGAAGACTCATGTCAACTCTGTGTTGACCAATTACAACATAAAATCTTTGCTTTCTTCTGTCATATACAACGTCAATAATTTGTGCATCACTATGACTAAATCCATTTTTATCAGCAATAAACTTGACTAGGTTTGCCCAGTTAACCTCTCTATCGTAAGATCGATCTACCCAACAGAGACTGGAGTCAATTAGTGCAAGTTGTGATACTTTTGTGTCAAACTTATTTTGAATTTCTTTCCAATATGGAAGATCTGGGGGAACATCTATTGCTCCCTTCTTGTTGAATTCTTCCCATTGATCTTTATATTTTTCCTTTACTTCTTTGTAAAGATGAACGGGAATTCTTTTAAATACGGCAGTAGGTGCCTGCTGCTCCAAGAGCAGCAATTCTAGTGATGTCATGTTACTCCAATAAGGTGAGTTAGTTGTCTTTCAAACGTAGAAGTTTTGTAGTTCTACTCAAGACGTTTTATATACAATAATATATATCAGTTTAAGAATTTTGTCAACCCCTTCAACCTCTCTGTTGCAAAATCAACATAATCTTGATCAATATCATATCCAATATAATCCCATCCAATATTAACTGCTGCTACAGCAGTGGATCCTGTTCCCATAAAGGGATCAAGAACAACACCAGATTTCGTTCCTGTGAGTTTCAGACAATCTTCAACTAATTTGACAGGAAATATTGCCGGATGTTTTTTATCTTCTCTCTTCATACAAAGAGTTTCGTATGGAATAAACCAGCAATTACCCTTATCTCTAAGATTTGGTTTTTCTTCATCTAAGGACTTACTATGTCTCAAGTTTTCCTTATAGTATTCATAAGGAACACCAACAGCAAGACGATCTACATCTACATTACCGTCTTTAGTAAAATGAAAAAGATGTTCCCAGGTCGGAGATAAAAATCTTTTACTATTGATTGGTTTTGCATGACCACTCGTTTTTGATACACCATGCCTATCTGTAACATTGATAGATTTTACCCAGTTTATATGATTTTGTAAGATCCAATCATTCCTGAGTGAAAGTCCAACCTCCATACCAATCCAGGGATCAACATTAGAATATCCCATGTTGACAAATAGGTGCCCATCATCTTTGAGCACCCGTTTTGCTTCACGGAAAATTTTTACCAACCAGTCAAGATATTCCTGACGTGGTTTGTCATCATCATACTTGCCATATTTAATTTTAAGATTGTACGGAGGAGATGTGACAATAGCATCAATACTACCGTCCTCCAACTTCCTCATACCTTCTAAACAATCACCGAGTATGATAGATTCTTTCACCACAGAAAAGTTTGTCATGTTGGGCATGTGATATTTTACCATTTGGAAATTCTTTTAGCAAATCACTCCCTTTACGAAATACTATTTCAATTTTAGGAAAAGAAGTATATGAAGTAAAAACAAATATTTTCTCCGAACTATCTTTTGCAAGTTGTTCGGGAGATGCTTGCGTTCTTTGAGTTCCTTGATATTTCGATCGAGAAAACTGACCTCCGGTTGCAACCGTAAATCCCTTGTGGTCAAGCAACTTTTCAAGTGTCTTATATCTCTCTTGTGAATCTTCTGCAATCATATCATAATCATTACCACCCTTAATCCATTTTAGATTTTTAAAATAGCAACACAAGAATGGTTCCATAACACCAGCGGCAACTGTTCCATTCATGAAGATGCTATTACGAACAATCCATGAATCAATTAATCCATGAATATCAGTATAATCAAAAAAATTGATGACATACGTTGTATCAAGATTATATGATCGATTGAGTTTGATTTGCTCCATTACATGAATTTCATACCAATGCATTATAGCATAAAAAAGGGGGTGTTGCCACCCCTATACTTTATTCGGTTTCCCACATTTTCATGAGTTTTTCATGAACTTTAAGAGAATCAACATTATTCCATTTTTCATATTTAAGAATGTCTTTAGGAACACTTCCCTTTTCCATAGTGCAATCCAATAAATCAAGCAAAAAACTAACTTCACTGGGATTCAAATTTGTTTTCATAGAGTAAGTTCAATTGACTACTCACATAGTATAAAGGACACTCTTAGTTAAAAGCCTGCAGAGTGTCCAGTTTAGTAAAAATGTTTTTCTCTACGTTTTCTCTACGATTCCTCTTCAACTCTTTTCTTCTTAGACCCAATATTATACTTGGTCTCAAGAATCCAGTCTTGCTTGTCCTTGTATGCCAAGACTTTGATCTGGTTCAGTGGTGCGATATCTTGAATCTTCTCTACATCAACAATGCCAATAAGACCCCAATCAGCAAGCAGTTGAGCAATACGGTTCCGACGTTGGACATCGTTCTGTGTC